TTTCATAGTATTAACTATATTTATATATTCGGATGCGACAGACAAGTAAGATTCGATTATCTTTCTTTTCTGTTTATTTTTTTTTACAGGTCTTCCCATAAAGTTCTTTTTGATTGGAGTTTTAAGAATCTTCTTATAATCTTCAATCAAACTAAAACTATTCACCAAATAGAAATTATACTTAGTAAGTGACTCAACTTCTTGTATATGAGATTTAAGCCTCTCATAATCTCTTGTAATGCTCGTGTGTAGACGTCCTGTTAATACCGATGATTTAATTGTTATATCCATATCAAGCAGTTGTTTTCTGTATAATGGAAGATTACTATAATCGTCCATGAATTGTTTACGAATATCACCATCTATTCTTAAAAGATCTGGTTCTGACATATCCTTTTTTTCATCCAAACTGTTACGTTTAAATGATTTTTGTATAGCTTCTAATCTTCTCTAGATGTAATTAATAGTTATATAAGACTTGTAAAATCGTATATAACGGTTTAATATTGTATATTGATAAAAGTTTTAGTGTATTTAACATAAATATACACAATTTGTACTTGATTGTAGTTGTTGTTGATGATTTACAATATATTTAGACCAATCTGATTTTTTTTCTTATTTAAAAAATAAATATTGTTCTATTAATAAAATGTCCACATTATCAACATCAAACATAACCTCAGGGTTTATCGATCTCGCAACTTTTGACGAGATTGAAAAGTACCTCTACGGTGGTCCAGACGCCACAGCCTATTTCGTTCGTGAGACCCGTAAGTCCACATGGTTTACGCAAGTCCCAGTTTCATTGTCTCGCGCTTCTGGAAATCCAGCATTCAACACTGAATGGGCTGTTTCCATCTCCAGAGCAGGTGATTACCTTCTCCAAACTTGGCTTCGTCTTACAACCCCATCAGTCGCTCTTGCAGCTACCCACGCCGGTACCAATCTTAGATGGACTCAAAATTTAATGCATAATATTATTCGCGAGTGTTGTATTACTTTCAATGATCTTGTTGCTGCAAGATTTGATAATTACCATCTTGACTTTTGGGCTGCTTTCACGGTCCCAGCAGGTAAACAGGTTGGTTACAACAACATGATAGGTAACACTAATTCTCTAATCCAGGGTGTTGCAGCAGCAGCAGGAGCAGCAAGTGCAGCCATCCCAGCAACTGTTCTTAATCTACCACTCCCATTCTTTTACACTCGTGATAGTGGTGTTGCTCTCCCAACTGCAGCCCTTCCATACAATGAAATGAGAATTAACTTTTCTTTCCGTAACTGGAGTGATTTGCTTATTTTATCTGATGCTGGTGTAGCGGCAGGTGAACAAAGATTGGCAATTAACGCACTCACCGATCTTGGAGCTGAGCCAGTTCTCACAAATGCAAATGTCTGGGCAGACTACGCAATTGTCTCAAATGACGAACGTAAACGTATGGCCTGTGCTCCACGTGATATCCTCATTGAACAAGTACAAACAGCTCCTAGACAGTCTTTCTTACCAGCCAACAATCAGCAATCTTTTGATATCAGATTCTCACATGCTATTAAGGTATTGTTCTTCTCTGTTCGTAATAAGACGTGGGCTTCTGAATGGTCTAATTACATGACAAATTCCCCTACCACTGCTGGGGCAGTCACTGTCTTCGCACCAGTTGGATCAGTTGACCCAGTCAGAAATACGTCTCTTATCTACGAGAATACCAGCCGTCTCAGTCAGATGGGATCGGATTACTTTTCTTTGGTCAACCCATACTTTCACGCTCCAGTTATTCCGGTAACCACGGGGTATCACATGTACTCTTACTCTCTTGACTTCATGTGTCTCGATCCAATGGGTTCTACCAATTACGGTAAATTGACCAATGTTTCCATTGTTCCTTTACCATCTGGTGTTGCCGGTGCCGCTGTTAATACTGGTACTGGTGCTGTTGGAGGTGCCGCAGGGAATGGTGCTGTTGGAAATGGAGCTGACTTTGCACAAACCTATGAGTTTATTGTCACGGCTGTCAATAACAACATTATCAGAATTTCTGGAGGCGCACTTGGTTTTCCTGTACTTTAAATTTTTTGTTTTTACAATTAATTACACAGTTTTATACTTTTATAAGTATAAAAATAGCATATAAGTTTACGCTGATATTTTTAAAACACCAGCATCGTTCCATATCTGACCAGTAACATTTGGATCTACTGTTGGAAGACCAGTAAGAATAATAGCACCATTTCCTTTTATTCTTAATCTCTCTGTATTGTCAGAACCTAAAATTAAATCTTCGCTACCATTTAATGTACCAATTGCAAAATTTTTATTGGAGTCGACAGTGTTTGAAAATATCAAAACATTATCAGTGGAACCAAAACGAGTGTTGTTTGAAGAACCAATACGAATACTACCCTGAGATGTTTCAAATTTAGTTGATACTTTTACATTTGGATCTGCGACTGTTAAAGTAGTTGTATTAATTTCATTAGAATTAATTAACGGTAATTGTCCTGATGGATTTTCTATATTAATACAATATTTTTTTTCCGACAAAACTTCATTGATATCAGGACCCCCTCCAAAAGTATTACCGAACAGCTACTACTGAGTAATATTAAATCCCTCTTTTCAACAGAGTATGCTATCCAACATAACGAGCTTATCCCTCTCATAGTCATACTTAACCAGTGTAAATCATCGGTTTTACCAGTTTTATACGATTTCCATATTTGCGGCACGGATGCTGAGCTTCCGGTAACAGCGGCGCAGATTCCTAACAATGTTTTATTCATTTTTACCTATATGTGTAATTATTTAAAACATTATTAAAGTTTGATTTTATACTTTTTGACTATAAAATAACCATTATATTACCATGTCAGCTTTAATTGAAGAATAATGAGAATACTCACTTATCACAAAATCATTTACTGTTATACTATGTATATCCATTGAAATACTGTCACTTAACGTAAGTGTTGGGAAAGAATATGGTATTCTTGATATTTGCTCTTTCGCTTGTTCAGAATGAGACATGTATAGATGTGTATCACCCATTGTCATATTAAGAAATCTTGGTATCTTATTTGTTATCTTTGCAACAACTGACAGTAAGAGAGAAGACGAGGCGATATTATATGGTACACCCAGTAATGTATCTTGACTTCGATTGTAACAAAACATGTCAAGATATTCACCTTCAACATAAAACTGTATGATAATAGAGTGACATGGGTATAATACCCCTTCATCTACCTGTATTGGATTATACACTGTCATCATTATTCTGCGAGAACCAGGATTTGTATTTATCATGTCAATAATGTTTTTTAACTGATCTACACCTCCGGAAGGTTTAGATGGAACGCCGTACTCGTCAATTTCGTATTTTGCACCAAAGTACCTCCATTGATACCCATACATTGGACCCATTACCCCTTTTATGTATGGAAGATTTCGAGATTTTATAAATTCTTCACTTGTATTTCCTTCCCATATACGAATTTTTTTCTCAGAAAGAGATGTTGTATTTGTATCCCCTCTCAGGAAAAAAAGAAATTCCTCTATTATACCTCTTGTAAACATACGCTTTGTCGTGAGTAACGGAAATCCTTCTCTAAGATCGAATGTAAAATGATTTGTAAAAAGTGATAAAACCGTCCCATTACGTCCTTCTCTTTCTTTACCTTGAAATATAAGATTTTCTAGTAGATTCAGATACTGCCATTCACTGTTTGTTCTGCGTTCCAAAATTTGAAAACATCCCCATTCAGTTTCTTGGTTATCTACGATAACAAATCCTTTTAACCACGCAGGGTTAAAATGACTTTCATCGATGTGATTACCATTTACAACAGTTAAATATACACGTTTTACATAACCAGAGGTTTTCAAAGCCTTTTCAAAACCTCTGGTTACTATAATATTATCTCTCTTAGTATCAAGATCACCACATGTGTCGGCATTTATACACGTTTTCCCTTCTGTTACAGTGTGAAAGTGTTGTATATCTTCTATTATATTCAACTGAAGACTATCACCACCAATTGTTGCTATTAAATCCATTTTTTATATATTTCTTCTTCTTTTTTTAAATGAAATTAACCGAAGCTTTTACTAAACAATATTAAAGATTAACCATAAGATAAAGTAATATAGGATGAACGACAACAGCGAAGTAATAAGTAGACTAAAATTTATTAGTAAATTGAAGAAAGGTGAAAAAATAAATACTAGACATTTGTACGTTCAGGCAGATGGATGGAGTACATCATTTTCACGTACATTTTTATACCAAGATAATAGGGGGAATGCCCTTAGCTTGGTTCAGCAAACAATAGCTCGTTCGTTCGAACTACTTGAATTATTTGAAAGTTCAAATGCTACTGATTCTCAAGTACATTATCAACTATTAAACAAAGATTTACGTCAAGCTACTATTGGTTTGGTAAATCTCAAATGTACATATATAAAAGACACAAAATTTTGCTGTGATATGGATACTTTACTGGAGGATATACACGCTCGTCTTTCAAGATTTGTTATAAACATCCCTCCGGTAGATGAATGAAGAAAAATTAAAAGTGAATGATCTAAAAGAGTTACATCTTTTAGAATAAAAATGAACACGTCTAGTCGAAAAAAGATTATTTTAAAAACATTAAAAAGCCACAAGACAATCTGGCACCCAGAGTCGACATTGGTATATAAGTCAAGAAAAGAACGAATTGTTATTGGTCGTTTTGTGGATGGAGAAATTATCCCACTTGACAGTGATGCAGTAGAACTTTGTAAAGAGTGGGGTGATAAGTTTCCACCTGACGAGTCTCTTATTACAGATGATAACACAGAACAAGAGGGTGAACAAGAGGATGAACAAGAGAGTGAACAAGAGAGTGATAACACAGAACAAGAGGGTCAAGATGATAACACAGAACAAGAGGGTGAACAAGAGAGTGAAGATGATAACACAGAACAAGAGGGTGAACAAGAGAGTGAACAAGAGAGTGATAACACAGAACAAGAGGGTCAAGATGATAACACAGAACAAGAGGGTGAACAAGAGAGTGAAGATGATAACACAGAACAAGAGGGTGAACAAGAGAGTGAAGATGATAACACAGAACAAGAGGGTGAACAAGAGGGTCAAGATGATAACACAGAACAAGAGGGTGAACAAGAGAGTGAAGATGATAACACAGAACAAGAGGGTGAACAAGAGGGTGAACAAGAG